ATTAAAAAGAAAGAAAAAGATATTAAAGTAACACCATCATTATTAAAAGAAAACTTAATATTCTTTATAAATTCTACAATTGAAAATCCAGCATTTTCATCTCAAACAAAAGATACTTTGACAACAAAAGTAGAAAAGTTTGGGTCTAAATATGAACCAACGCAAGCTTTTTTAAAGAAGGTTGCAAAGTGTGGTATTGTAGAGCAGATTATTCAGTTAATTAAATTTAAGGAAAGTAGTAATTTGAAAAAGACAGATGGAAAGAAACAAATTAAATTAACAGGTATTCCTAAATTGGATGACGCTAATAAAGCTGGTACAAAAGAATCATCTAAATGTACATTAATTTTAACAGAAGGAGACTCAGCTAAAGCTTTTGCAATGGCTGGTTTAGGAATTATTGGAAGAGATTATTTTGGTGTTTTTCCATTAAAAGGAAAGCTCTTAAATGTTCGTGAAGCAACTGTTAAACAATTATCAGAAAATGAAGAAATTAATAACTTAAAACAGATTATTGGATTAAAACACAATATTGATTATTTAGATGATAATAACTTTAGCCAATTAAGATATGGTAGAATATTAGTTTTAACAGATCAGGATGCAGATGGTTCTCATATCAAAGGCTTATTTATGAATTTTGTACATTGTATCTGGCCTAGTTTATTAAGAAGAAACTTTATAACATCTCTATCTACACCTATTGTTAAAGCAACTAAAGGTAAAGATGTCATTACATTTTATAATTTAACAGAATATGAAAAATGGAAAGACTCAGCAAATACTAATGGATATAAAACTAAATATTACAAGGGTCTTGGTACTTCTACTTCAGCTGAAGCTAAGGAATATTTTATTGATATTGAAGATAAATTAATTAATTATTTTTGGCAAAATGCAGAAAAGGGATTAAATAAGAAGAAAGATGTTGAAATAGAAGAAGAAAAGGATGAAGATGAAAATGCTATTACATTAGCTTTTGATAAAACAAGAGCTGATGATAGAAAAGAATGGTTAATGAATTATGATAAAAATAAAATATTAAAGTATGAAAATAAAAAAGTATCCTTTAATGAATTTGTTAATTTGGATTTGATTCATTTTTCTAATGATGATTGTAGTCGTTCAATTCCATCATTAGTTGATGGTTTTAAACCTTCACAAAGAAAGATTTTATATGGTGCTGCTCTTCGTAACTTAGACAAAGAGGAAGTTAAGGTAGTACAATTGGCTGGTTTTGTTTCTGATAAAGCAGCATATCATCACGGTGAAGCTTCATTAATGGGGGCAATTATTGGTATGGCACAAAACTTTGTTGGGTCAAACAATATTAATCCGTTGAAACCTAATGGACAGTTCGGCAGTCGTTTACGCGGCGGCAAGGACGCTGCATCACCCCGTTACATTTGGACAATGTTTGAACAAATTACTACAAAGATATTTATGGCTTGTGATAATCCAGTATTAAATCAACAAGATGATGATGGATTACCTATTGAACCTGAATTTTATGCTCCAATTATTCCAATGATTTTAATTAATGGTGCTAAAGGTATTGGTACTGGTTTTTCCACTACTATTCCTCCATTTAATCCCAAGGATGTAATTGAGAACATTAAAAATAAATTAAATAAACAACCTTTTAAGTTTATGAATCCTTGGTATCAAGGATTTAAAGGTGAAATTAAGAAAAAGGATGATACTAATTATGAAATATACGGTAAATGGCATATTAACGAAAAAGGAAATAAATTAATTATTCATGAATTACCAATTGGTGAATGGTCGTCCGATTACAAAGAATATTTGGAAAAAATGTTAGATGATACTCCACCACCTAAAAAGGATGGAAAACCGGCTAAAGAAAAGAAAAAGAATCCCTTTTTAGGATATTCTGATAATAATACTGATACAAAAGTTCATTTTGAATTAGAATTTGAGCCTGAATATTTGGAAAATATTAAAGATATCGAAACTACATTCCACTTGGTCAAAAAAATATCTCTGGGAAATATGCATTTATATAATAAGAAAGGAGCTATTCAAAAATATGATTCTATTGAAGCTATTTTAAATGATTATTTTGAGATAAGATTAGAACTATACCAAAAGAGAAAAGATTATTTATTAAGTGAATTAGAAATTCAACTAAAAACAATTAGCTGGAAAGTTAAATTTATCCTACTTATTATTGAAAAGAAATTAGAAGTTAATAATAAAAAGCGTTCTGAAATTGAAATTGAATTGGAAAAAAATAAATTTCCTAAAAATGATAATAGTTATAATTATTTATTATCTATGCCTATTTACAATTTGACTATTGAAAAGATTGAGGAATTGAAAAAGCAAGAAAGTGACAAACAAACAGAGCATGATACTTTAGTTAAAAAGACACCAGAACAATTATGGCTAAAAGACTTGGATGATTTAGAAAATGCTTATGATAAATGGATAGAAGCTAAAGAAATACCTGTTACAACTAATAAAAAGAAAACTAAAACAACATAATATTTTTAAAAATATTATAAAGATTATTTTATTAAATTAATAATGTCTAAATCTAATAAAAGTAATTTAAAAACAGTATCAATTATTACAATTACTCAATTAAAAAGGGCTAATTGTTTAGAAATTTTAAAAGATATGATAAAACAACAAACATATCAAAATATAATTGAATGGGTAATTGTGGAGGGTAGTAAAGATAAACAAGATGCGATGTATAATAAAGAGAATATTAAAATATTAACTGAAAAGAATGATTTAGGATTTCCAATAGTATATGTTGAATGGAAAGAAAATACAAAATTAGGAGAATTAAGAAACAAAGGAAATAAAACTTGTAAAGGAGATATTACAGTTTGTATGGACGATGATGATTATTATCCTATAGACCGTGTTGAACACGCTGTAGATAAATTATCTAATTCAAGTGCGAAAATAGCAGGATGTTCTGCAATTTTAATTTATGATTATTTTTTGGATAAATTATACAAATTTAAACAATTTGGTCCAAATCATTCAACTAATAATTGTATGGCATGGAAGAAGGAATATTTAAAAACAAATTCTCATGATTCTGAAAAAGAAATGGCTGAAGAAGCAAGTTTTACAAAACAATTCAAAGAAGAAATGGTTCAATTAGAAGCAGAACATACTATTGTAGTATCAAGTCACGATAGTAATACTTTTAATAAAAGAGAGTTATTAGTAGGAGGAACTATAAAAGTAAATCCAACTTTGAATGAAGTTGATGAACCTATTACAAATTATATTAAAGAACCTTTTTATATTAGAATGAGAAATATTTTTTATAAAGAGAGTGATAGTAAATACGATATTGTTTACATGGCTGGAGGATTTTCTATTAGATGGAATCCTACAGATATGTCATTAGGTGGTTCAGAACAAGCTATTGTTAATTTGGTTAAAAATTGGATTAAGATGGGTAAAAAAGTAGCAGTATATGGTGAAGTTGAGGAAATGAATTATGAAGGTGTAGATTATATAAATTGGAAAAAATTTCCTTTTGAACAAAAACATAAATTAGTTATTTTATGGAGACTATATGGTTTAATGACAACTACACCATATCCAATTAAAGCAGAAAAATTATGGTTAGATTGTCATGATAACTTTGGCGGAATGTTTCCAGAAAATTGGAAAAAATATGGTCATAAAGTTGATAAATTATTTTTTAAGAGTGAATACCACAGAGATCAATTTCAAGTTCATACTGGAGAAAAAATACCAGAAAATCGTTATGTAATAATTCCTAATGGAATTAGAATAGAAGAGTTTTCAAAAAATAAATCAAATGTTCAAAGAAATCCTTATAGATTTGTTTATTGCAGTTGTTATTTAAGAGGATTATATGAGTTATTAAAATTTACCTGGCCTGTAATTTATCAAATAGAACCCAGAGCTGAATTGCATGTTTATTATGGTATGGATAATATAAAAGAAGAACAATTAAGAAATACTCTTTTACTATTATTATCTCAACCGGGAGTTATGGATCATGGAAGACAATCAATGGATATTGTTATTAGAGAAAAATACATGTCTAGTTTTCATTTATATGTAACAAATACACCAATTGAAATAGATTGTATTTCTATTAGGGAAAGTTTGGCAACTGGTGCAATACCTTTAATTTCAAATGGAAGTGTTTTTAAAAATAGAGAAGGTATTCATTTTGATTTAGAAGATAAAAATCCAAAATGTTATCAAATGATTGGAGTAAAGATATGTGAGTTGATGAAACAAGGAGATAAATTAAATGGTTTTAGAGAACAACTTAAAAAATCGAGTTTGTTAATTAATTGGGAAAAAGTTGCTACAAACTGGCTAAAAAATTGATAAAGAGATATTATAATATTAAATATTAATATTATAATGTTGACTTCTAATAAAGAAAATAACGAAAAACCAACTTTGCAATTTCAAATTTATGATTGGATAGAAGATCATTATATTGAAAAAGCAGATGACGATAGTGGTACTGAAATTAATAAAATAGGTGATTATATCATTCATGTATTTGGTAGAACTTTAGAAGGAAAATCAGTATATTGTAAAGTCGAAGGTTTTACACCATATTTTTATATTGATATACCTAAACAGTGGTTAAGTTATACTGAAAGTAAAATTCAATCCAAATTAGATGATTTAAAAGATTATCTAACTGGAAATTATAATAAAAAAATATGGACTAAATTTAAATCTACTTTACAAAAAATAGACTTAATAACTGCAAAAAAAGCAGAAGGTTTTACTAATGATAGTTTATATAAATTTGCAAGGTTAATTTTTAATAATAGTGACGGTATGAAAAAATATAGAGTCTTTTTTGAAGAAAATGAAGTTGATTTTGATTTTAAGACTTATAAATTTAAAACTTTTGAAGCTAACTTACCACCTATGTTCAGATGCTTTCATAATAGAAATATTACCGGATGTGCTTGGGTGGAAACTTCTAATTATTTATTAATTAGAAAACCTTCTAGTAAAGAAAGTCATTGTGATATTGAAATTAATGTAAAATGGAAAGAACTTAATTCTATTAAAAAAGATTTTAATGCTCCATTAAGAATTGCTTCTTTTGATATAGAATGTTTTTCTCACGATGGACAATTTCCTCAAGCAAATAGAAAACAAGACCAAATTATTCAAATTGCTATTACATATACTTATTTAGGTCAATCTGAACCATATAGACAATATATTGCATGTTTAAATAATACTGTTCCTTTTGATGATAAAACTGTATTAAAATGGTTTGAAGATGAAGCTGATTTAATTTTAGATTTCAAAAAAGAATTAATTGAAAATGATTGTGATATTATTACTGGTTATAACATATTTTATTTTGATGAAAAATATATTTATGATAGATGTGACCAAATTTTAGGAATAAAGGATGAAATGAGTTATATCAGTAAACTTAAAAATAAATATTGTAATTTCAAAGAAATGAAATTGGCTTCAAGTGCTTTAGGAGAAAATTTATTAAGATTTTGGGATACTCCAGGTCGTGTTCATATTGATTTGATGAAAGATGTTCAGAAAACATTTAGTCTTCCTTGTTTCAAATTAGATTTTGTTGCTTCTAACTTTATTAGAGGTGAAGTTAAAAATTTTAAAGAAATTGAATGTAAAAAAGAAGAATTTAAATTTGAATTAGAATGTGCATCAGTAGATGATATTTGTATTCAAGATTATATCCATTTAGAAGTAATAAAAGGATTTGTATCGGATGAAGTAGGTGAAAAATATATTGTTTTGGACATAGATAAACCAAATAAAAAATTAATAGTCAAAGGTGATAAATTTTTGGCACAAGATTTAAAATCTGCTAAAGAAACTGGAGGAGGAAAGATTTATTGGTCGCAAGCAAAAGATGATGTTGGACCAAAAGAGATATTTAAATTTTTTAAGGGTTCTGCACAAGATAGGTCTGTTGTAGCAAAATACTGCGTAAAAGATTGTAAATTAGTAAGTTTGTTAATGAATAAATTAGAAATTATTACTAAAAATATAGAAATGGCTAATGTATGTTCTGTTCCATTGTCTTATCTATTTATTAGAGGTCAAGGAATTAAGATATTTTCATTATGCTTAAAAGAGTTTAAAGAACAAGGTTATATTTTTCCTGTAATTAAAATGATTAAAAATAAAAAATGTTTGAATTGTCAAACAGAAACAACGGCTTATGCATGCCCAAAATGTAAAAGTAAAAATTTAGAAGAAATAGAGAGTAATGATACTTTTGAAGGAGCTATTGTTTTTGACCCAGTTCCAACTGTTGATTATGAAGCTAATGTAACAAAAGATTATAATTCTCTATATCCTTCTGCAATTATTCAAAAGAATATGTCTCATGAAACAATTATAGAAAATGATGAATTTGATAATTTAGAAGATGTAAAATATTATAATGCACAATTTATTGATTCTGAAGGTGAAATTCAATATAGAAGATATGCGCAAAAAAATAATAAATTGGGTGTTATTCCATTAATTTTAGATAAATTATTAAAAGAAAGAAAAGCTGTTAAAAAGTTAATGGAAGCTGAAGAAAATCCTTTTAAGAAAAGAATTTTAGATGCAAAACAATTAGCTCTTAAAGTAACTGCTAATTCTTTGTATGGTCAATTGGGTGCAGGTACATCTCCAGTGTGTAAAAGAGATATTGCTGCTTGTACTACTTCCACAGGAAGAGAGATGTTAATTCTAGGTAAAAAATACGATGAAGAAATTTTACCTTGGTTATTTAATGGTATGAAGAAAGCGCTAGAACAAAAAGATGAAGCAAAATTTAATAAATTTTTAGATATGGAACTTAAGAATAGAAATAATCCAGAATTTATTGATAATTTAAAAAAATATTTATTAAATGATTTGAAGAATAAAACTATGCAACCGGTAGTAAGATATGGCGATAGTGTAATTGGCGATACACCTTTAATATTAAGAGATTCTGAAACAAAAATAATTTATGTTAAAACAATTCAAGAACTTGGTGAAGATAATAATTGGGTATTAATGGAAGACAGAGATGATAAAGAATGTATTGAATTGAATAATTATGAATCTTGGACTGATAGAGGCTGGACTAAAATATCAAGAGTAATAAGACATAAATTGGCTAAAGATAAAAAATTATTAGAAATTAGTACTGCAAATGGATTTGTTGTAGTTACAGATGAACATTCATTATTGGACGATGAAAAAAAAATAGTAAAACCATCAGAATTAAAAATAGGAGATTATTTATTACAAGTAATACCACCCACAGGTTATGTTAAAAATGATATTGAACACTTTGGTAATTTAAATTTAGATAAATATAAAAAATATAAAACTCAAAAAGAAGCTTGTGAAGGTTTCTTAATTGCAGTAAATAATGACCATCTTCCAATTGTTATTTATGAAAATGATTTTTGGTATTTAAAATTAGAAAATTTATATTGTTCTAAAATTATAAAAATGAAAGAATGGAATAAACAAGAAGAATATGTATATGACTTGACTACAGAAAATCATCACTTTCAAGCAGGTGTTGGATGTTTAATTGTGCATAATACTGATTCTAACTTTAGTTGTTATCGTATTAGAGAAAACTTGGAACAAGTTGATGAAGAAGAAAGCTTATTATTATGGAAACAGATTATAGATTTTTCAAAAGAATTAGTCTTACCTTTTATTCCAGAAGAAAATCAACAAGAATTTAGTAAATTACATAAAAAGTATTATAATTCAGAAAAAATTAATTCTTTGGAATTACCAGTATCTTTGGAAGTCTTACCTTATCCGACACATTATAAGACTATTTTACCAATTACAGATAGACTAAAACAATTTTTAAAAGAATATATGGAAGAAAGTTATTTGCCTTGGTTGTGGTCTATTCAAGAAGTTGTATTAAGAAATTTAAATAATATTGATTATAAATTTCCTCAATGGGCTATTCATCAGATGAATAAAATTAGATTAACTGCTATGGATTTAACTGATGAACATATTAAAGGATATGAATCTCGTATTAAGCAAATAGATACTCAACTAAGAAAAAATAATGAAAAATATAAAAAAATAGTAATGGACGAAATAGTTAAAAAAGAAAATGAATCTTTATTAAATGAAAAAGAAATTCAAAAGAAAGAATATGAAAATGTATTTACAAAAAGACAGAATGTAGAAAATTTAGTTCGTGACTTTATAAATCAAGTATTAAAAGATTATTGGATTCAACCTTACTGGGATTTAAGTCCTGAAGGAAAGAAAATTTTTAAGATTGAATTTTATAAAGGAGGTAAAAGTATTACTGATAAAAGATCTTTAGATTTATCAATGGATATTGGTAAATTTTCTGGTGAATTAATTAGAAGCAGATTACCTTTTCCCCATAACTTTGCTTATGAAAAAACTTTCTGGCCTTTCTTAATTCTTTGCAAAAAGAAATATGTCGGAAACAAATATGAAGATAATCCTAATAAATATAAACAAGATTTTATGGGTATCGTACTAAAGCGTCGTGATAATTCCCCAATAGTAAAAGAAGTTTGTGGAGGTATTATTGATATCTTAATTAATAAAAGGGACCCTCAAGGAGCAAAAGAATTTTTAAGAAAATGTTTAGATGATATGTTTGCTGGAAAGTATGATATTAAATATTTCTTACAGTCTAGAACTTTAAAGTTGAAAGAGTCTTATAAAGATTGGACAAGAATAGCTCATGTATTTTTAGCTGAAAAAATAGCTATAAGAGATCCAGGTAATAAACCACAATCTGGAGATAGAATTGAATTTTCCGTTATTAAAGTTCCAAATGATGATCCTAAGAAAAAATTATTACAAGGAGAATTAATAGAAACACCAGCGTATATTAAACAGAATAATTTAGAAATCGACTATCTCTTTTATATGACAAATCAAATTCAAAATCCTGCAAGTCAATTCTTGGAATTAGTAGATAATAAAATTGGCGAATTATTTGACGAATATAAAACTAAATATGGAAAACCCAAAATTGTTAGGGAAAAGAAAGTTAAAGAACCTAAAAAACCCAGGGTATCTAAAAAGAAGATTATTAAAAAAGAAGATTCTTTAAAATATTCAATTGAATCTATAAAAGAAATAATTGCAACTAAATTAAATGTTGTAATTATAGAATCTCAATAATTTATTTATATTTCAAAAACTTTTATTTATTTATATTTCAAAAACTTTTATTTATATTTATTCTCTCTCTCGCACCTTAAAAAAATGTATATCCATTTTAATGTATAATAAAAAAGTATTTAAGAATAAAATATATAATATATTATATAGATAAA